ATTTATAACTGGGTTAAGAAATATGATTTACTTAAGTTTCGAGGCAAGGGTAGGAATCTTGGTGCCGGTGGACCCAAGAGAGCCAAATCTCAGGCCCAGATTGATGCAGAGAAGCGTAAGAGAGAACTAAGAAAAAGAGCTGAGAATCAGAGAAAAGGGATGGGAAGATGAAAAGAGCTGTTACTACTAAAGATATTTATGGTTTTGCAAAGTTGGATATGATCTATAATCAAGTCCGGGTTATTGAAGCAAAGCAGAATGAAACAAAATATAAGTGCTTAGGCTCAGGTGAGTGTTGCAGTATAGGTTTGGTTATTCACATGGGTGAGTGCGCAAACATTGCTTTTAAACTGCGTCAACAGTACTACCTGTATCTTGAAGATAAAGGTAAAGAGCATGCTGATACATGGATGGACGGAGTGGTTTCATCATTAAAGGAAGCAATGTTCGATAAAGATTGGGTAGCTGGCGGGGAAACGAAGCGCAAGTGTGCTTTCTATAAAGGTGGATGTACTATATATGGATACCGCCCTATGGTTTGCAGAACATTCGGGACGATCACTACAGTAGATAATTACTGCCCAAGAATCAGAAATGCTCATGGGTCTATTGATTTCTTCTCTGGCGATGCTGTTGTTAAGGTGATTGAACAGTTTCAAGACTACCTGAAAGAATACTCGGAAGGTAAAGATTCTGGGTATAATATGGTTGTTTATATGCCGCTTGGCGTTCTTAGCTTTATGCTACCCCCAGAAGAATTGATTGAATTAGAGCAAACTACTGATCCAAAATTCTGGAAAGCAGTTGAAGCCTGGTATAACTATAGAGTTGAGTTTGTAAAACTTCACGGTTATGACTATGAAACTCTTGAGAAAGAGGCAGAGATTTATGGTGTCCCTTTGAAGTTCCCTAAGTTTGATCCTATAGAAGTTGATGAAGTAATAGCGTAAACATAAATATCCGTAGGTTTATGTGATAAAATGTTATACAAGCTATGTCAGACATTGAACGATATCAAGGTGAAACACTTTTAGATGAATTAAAGCAGGTTGAAGAAGCCGGCTTACTTTATGTTAAAGGCTATAACTATGCCGAAATTTCAACCCTCCTTTCTTTAAATATTGATAAAACAAAATCATATATTAAAGAATACAAAAAGATTCTGAACCGTCAGGCAGAGGATGATCCATATTTTCTAGAGAAGCTACAGTTCAACACTATTAAAGCTCTGCAAGAATTTGACCAGTTGAGCAAGGAAGCTTGGGAAACTGTAAACATTGCAACCGATCATGGAATGATCCCGGCAAGAATTCAGGCTATCAAGCTGGCTGGAGAGCTTGCGACAAAGAAAGCGCAACTTCATAAACTTCTTACGGGCAATACCACCGATAATCAATATATTGCACGGATGCAGAAGGCTGAGAATGTAAATCAAATCTTATCCAAAGTCTTGAGGGATGTCATCTCTATACATCCAGAGATTGCAAACGAAGTTCGTAAGGAATTAGAAATTGCATTCCAGATTATGGATATGGATAATGGTTAAAGTTCGTGACCGACAGGCGGAAATGCAAAGAGAAAAACATATCTTTGTTTCTCCAGATGATGCAATCAAATTAACGCTGGACGAAGCTATTGATATTAGCAACAAGATATTTGAGTATGCCTTGACGAAGTACCCGAAAATAATTTATAAGACTTGTTTATTTTCTGGTGGATCAGATAGCACAGTGTTGTTACATCTATTTAAAAATAAAATTGATGCTGCAGTACATATCAACACTGGCATCGGTGTGGAAGACACTCGTAAATTTGTTCGTGAAACCTGCAACAGTATTGGTGTGAAGCTGATCGAGCAACACCCTCCGCAAGGTCATACCTATGTTGACTACATTACTAAATACGGATTCCCTGGCCCAGCATCGCATACCAGAGTTTATTCCTCGCTTAAAGAGCGGGCTTTAAGGAATGTTCGCAAGTCTGTTATCAAGAATGGTAAGAGAGAGAATATTGCTTTCATTGCCGGCATGAGGTACTTTGAGTCAGAGCGGCGCAAAGTTAATACTTTTGATTTAATGAAAGAATATTCTGTAATATGGATCTCACCAATAAATCATTGGACTGATTCTCACATGCAAGAATACAGAGAGCGCCATAGTGTCCAGACTAACCCAGTATCAAACAATCTTCATATGTCTGGAGAATGCTTGTGCGGTTGCTATGCCAAGCCGGGAGAATTTGAAATGTTAAAGTTTTTCTATCCAGAAACTGCTGACTACATCACCTCACTTGAGGCAATGGTGCAAAACTCTGGTTTAGCAAATGATAAATGGGGAGTGAAGACTTCTAAGAAGAAAAAGAAATCTCTCCCTCTATGCGTCGATTGCGAGATTAATTCATAAAATGAATAGGAAAAACGCTCTCATAAAGGTTTATAAAATGAGACCCATTTTAAGCCCTCATAAAGGTATAAAACTACCATGTCAGAAGTTATCGGAGGATTCATATGAGTGATTTCATGGGAATGAACCTTGACTTAAAAGATTTTGATCGTCTTTTGCGTCAAGATGATCTTACCGAAACTCCTGTAGATATTCAAACATTTGTACAAGATAAAGAATATTTAGGTTTGCCCCCGCTTTCTGATATTCAATTGGAAATTGTAAGACATTCTACACAGATTTATAAAGAGCGTACATTAATTTCTATCTTAGGGGAAGAAGCGGGAAAAGAATGGTATCAAAAATATACTGACAATGAAGTTATTTGTATGCTTGGTAAAGGATCCGGGAAAGACCATTGCGCAAGAATATCTATGGCGTATACGGTATATCTAATCCATTGCCTTAGAGATCCATTAATTTATTACGGTAAGGCTCATGGTGTCTATATAGACCTTCTAAACCTTGCTGTAAACGCTCAGCAAGCTCAGAGAGTGTTCTTTGAACCATTTAAGAACTTATTACTTAGATCTCCTTATTTTAATAGAGTTGGATTTGAACCAAGAGTGTCAGAAATATTTTTCTTTTCTAAGCCTGTTAGATGTTTTTCTGGTCACTCTGAATCTGAAGGTTGGGAAGGTTATGAAGTAATGACAATTATTTTGGATGAAATTGCCGCCTTTAAAACAGATGCAGAATTGCGTGGAGAAACAAGATCAAAGGGCTCTGCGTCTGCGATTTATAATATGAGTAAGTTATCGATCATGTCTCGCTTTCCAGAAGTTGGTAAAGTTATTCTATTGTCATTCCCTCGTTATAAAGGTGACTTTATTCAGCAGAGATATTTTAATTCAAGAGAAAAGAAAGAACCAAAGACTTGGACTATAAAAGCTGCAACATGGGAAGTTAATCCTACTATTAAGCGTGAGCAATTGGAATCTGAATATATTAGAAACCCAGTTGAAGCAAGAGCTCGTTTTGAATGTGAACCTCCAAACATGGAAGATGCTTACTTTAGAGATCCGGATTTGGTTAGAAAAGCATTTATGTATAGCGAGAATCCAATTGATGAAGATGGAAATTTTAAACCTTGGTTTAATAAAACTGATGAGCAAGTAAGGTTTATTCATATCGACTTGGCATTAAAGCGAGACAGAGCTGCGCTTAGCATGGTGCATTGCACCGGGTTGAAAGAAGTTAAAACATTAATGGGAGTTGAGAAACTACCTATTATCAATGTTGATTTGGTTTATTCTTGGGAAGCAAGTATTAACCAAGAAATTAATTTCTCATCTATTAGGCAGATGATTGTTGATTTATGTAGGAAATTTGATGTAGCTAAGGTTACATTTGACCGCTGGCAATCAATTGAAATGATTCAAAGCCTAAGGGGTCAGGGTATTAATGCTGATTTCCATTCCGTAAAGAAAACGGATTATGATACTTTAATGACTGCTATTTATGATACGAGATTGCGTGGTTATTGGAATGAGCTATTAGTTGAAGAAGAATTGCTAAAACTTAGATTGTTTGGAAATAATAAAATTGATCACCCAAACTCAGGATCAAAAGACTTAGCCGATGCTGTTACTGGTGCGACATTTGTTTGTATTGAGAATATGGTGATTGATGGAGATGTAGAAATTGAAATTCTTAGTCCAGATCGGTATTTTGAAATGAATGAAGATTTGGAAGATTTTGGTACTGTGCAAGTGTATAATAGAGAACTCGGGGGATTTGCTCCCGGATTTAGTGAAACAAAGGTGGATGCATCTATATGGCTAGAAAACATTTAGAAAATATTAAGGTCACTCATGAAGAAGTGATCAATCAATTGGCATTGCAAATTGCCAGTATTCAGGTTGAAAATACTGTAATAAAATTAGAGTTACAAAAGCTCAAGGATTATATCAGTAAATTAGATGAGACTGATGTTGAGTTTTAAGTCGATTATTTAAATTTAATTACTTTTTTTGTCCTGCGTGAGTTTTTTACCATAAAGCCTGATAGTGTCCTTGTTAAGAAATAGGGAGTCAATATCGGCAACCTATCCACGAAAACCACTAATAGGAGAAATAAAATGTCAACATTCAAATTAAATAAAGTAGATACGCTTCCTGAAATCTCTAGGGCTGGTCGCAAGTCTGAGGAATTGAATATGATTATTGCTGCACTAAATGAGTCAGTAAATGATGGTAATCCATTCCGCATTGATGGAATTGAAGCAGGTAATGCTTATAATTCAATGCAACAAAGAATTCGTGCCCAGGCTAAGAAGTTGGGTTACAAAATCGTTATCCGTTTTGATTCAACATCGAAGTCGTTATTCTTTAAGGCTACTCGTGTAGAAATGAATAGTGCAAAGTCTGTTGATACAGGCAAGCTTACTGTCAAGACTAGCGAGATTGCTGGTGTCAAGACAAAGGTTAAGACTAAATAAGTATTGAATAATATTTACCATAAAGCCCCGTGCATAACCTGCACGGGGCTTTTTTTTATGTCATAATGTTGGTATGACACTTGAAGTTGAACAACAGAAAATAGAAATTGATAGAAAAGATATTGATCAATGGTGCCCTATGTTTGGCCTTCCATGTTATGACCGAGCATTGACTGAACCTTTCTTTATGTCTTTCGTAAAAACTGTCATGTACTTTAAAGAAATTGGCTGCAAGTTTGCAGTTAGTACAATAACTGATTCGCTTATTAATCGCGCTAGGAATAACTTGGTAGCTAAATTTATGGCTAATCCTCAGTTTACTCATCTTATATTTTTGGATGTTGATCTTCAATTTAAGCCAGAAGATATTGTTAAAATGTTATGGCATGATAAAGAAGTAATGACGGGGGCTTATCCAATTAAGGATATTAACTGGGATAAAGTCTCGAAACTTGTAGGTGAAGGTATACCTAAAGATGAACTTGCGAAGAAATCTACTCGTTTTGTTGTTAACCCAGTTAAATTTGGTAATAATACAATTGAAACTGATAATGGTGCTATAGCAGTTCATGATGCAGGTACTGGTTTTATGTGCATTGAAAGATCAGTATTTGAAAAGATGATTGAGGCATATCCTGAATTGAAATTCAATGATGATACAGGTAGCATGAAAGGAGCTGAATTAGACTACACTTATGCTTTCTTTAATTCTTATGTTGATGATGATGGAAGGTTTGTTTCTGAAGATTATGGTTTCTGTAGATATTGGCAAAAACTTGGCGGTAAAGTTTGGGTTGATCCTGCCATTGAGATTGGTCATTTAGGTAGAATGATGTATGAGGGAAGTATGATTGAACACCTTATTGAACTATCAAAGAATGGACAACAGGAAAAAGTTCAAAGTAAGTCCGGAAAAGCAAAAAAGAAATAAGCCAGTAGTAGGCTAAAAAATATATACTCAAATTTGGTAAAATATTGGTTAAAATATGCTTGGTGATTCTTTAGCTAATCTTTTATCTTATTAACGATAACTTACACGCTTGTAATCTTACACGGCCCCTCTCCGCGTTTTTATATAATTTTTTATATAAAAGATTGTTGGCTTTCTGAGCGATTCTCTGACACAAAAAGAATATAAATAAAATATATTCTCTGAGGTTTTCTTCACCCTGTTTCCCCGATACAATTATTCTCCAATGAGTGAACCATTTACAATTAGTTATATTAGGATAATACACACACAATTTGTGTGTGTATTTTTGCGTGTATTGTTCAAGATAAATTATCAACTTAGAGAAAGGAAATGTATATGAGTAAGCCTATATTTGGGTCTTTAGTTGGAAATAGAATTACCGATAAGAATACGGTATTTGGTATTGTCAAAGAAGTGTTGGAAATAACTAAAGATAATGAAACATTTGCTATTGCCGTATTAGATTCAGGTAAAGCAATTCGTATTAGTACTATTGCTAGATTATTTTATGCTCAGGGTTTGTTTTTGCGTAAGTGTGATGGTGGTTACAAGATTTATGCTTTTCCAAATGATTCTGTTGTATCTAAGCAAAAATTTGGTCCTCAGCGTAAGCGTATTGTTTCACCTTGCGTTACTGGTAACATTGACAATACAGCAAACTTTGGTGATGAGAAAATAAATATTACTTCTCATATATCTTCTGGTAATCCAGTTTATTACAATAAGCAAACAATGGGGGAAAGTAAATGAATATGGAAGATGTTTATCGTAATACTACTGACCGTCTAAATAAATTGTATAGTCAAAAGTATAAGGGTTTGATAGCCTTTACTGAATTTTATAATGAGCAACAAATGATATTGCTAGAGTTTAGTAATCTTATTAAAGAAAGTGTCCATCAAAAAATTGATGAAGATATTGAAGAAGCATATCTTCTAAGAATAGAAAGCGAGTTACAGTAATGGATTATGAAATTGTAGATGCTTTAGAACTGGGAATATCTTCTATTGAATTTAATTTTGACGGTAACTTTGATTTTGAAGTTATTGATGAAGGTCAAATTGAAATTAAAGAGAAGGTAACAAAAGTAGAAACATCTTTCCCTTATGGTTCTTATTCAAAAGAAAGAACATATAGGGATTACTGGTTGGATCACGATCAAGAATTCCTTGCTTCTTTAGTTTCAGTAAAAGTTGCGAGAATGAATAGGCGTGGGAAGGTTGCTATTCTTGACGATATCCGTGAGTTTAGGTTATTGAATAAAGTTATTGCTTCCAGTTTGTGTGATAGTTTTACAAATGTTGGTTATGTATTTAGCGTTTATGGAGATGAATAAATGGAATATAGAAATCAATTATTAAATGAACTTGAGAAAATAACTAGCCTAATGAATGTCCCATTTGCTAGGCAAAAAGATTACTCATGGTTGATTAGCAATGTTGCTATAAATAATAAAAATGAAAAGCAAGTTAAGAAAGTAATTACGATTTGTCAACTTCTAATGAAAGGAGAATAGCAATGATAAAAGATGAAAACGGTGTTTACCATTATCATCATGAAAAAGCAGCAAAAGCAATTGAGTTTTTATATAACAGTGATAATGAAGAATACAAAAAAGCATATATTACTGCGATTGATGTAATGTTAGACATGGATAAAATGATTAGTGATTATGGAAAACTGATCAAGCAGTATCGCGAAGATATATTAATTCAGATTAGAATTAATGAAAATCTAAATAGGGAGATACGCGAAATGAAGGAAGTGGTAAATGGCTAATTGTATATATTGCTCATCAATATTTATTGATGAAAGATATGAAGCAGGTTATGATTACTGCTTAGATGAGAAATGCCAAAAGATTGGACTAGATGTTTCAGAGAGAGCATTTAGAAAAATATATACCCCAGCATTGTTACACAAATGTAATTATTTCTGGGTCAAGAAAACAGAATTAAAATCACTAAATGTTAGAGCAGATATTCTACAACAAAGAGAGGAAAACTAATGAGTTGGTTAGATGATATTTATAATGAAGATGGTAACAGTAAAAAACATCCTTCATATAAAAATATAAATAAGTTAACGATTAAAAGTCATGAAGTGGTTAGTCCATATGATTGGGCTTTGGATTTTGATTTGAATCCTGATTGGAAGTCATGGCAAAATGAAATGAATCGTTACTTTAAAAATAATGATTGGAATGACTAATGGATTTTCAATGCTTAGAATGTTTTGAATATTCTGAAGAATGGATTACACCTTGCTCTATTTGTGGGAGTGATGTTGTGGTTCCAGTTGATAGTTTGACAGATTATGAAGAAAGGCAAGAAAATTGGAGAAATTAACAGCATTGAAATGGGTAAAGAAAGAGCGAGAAGTTCAGTATTACTGGACTAAAGAAACCGGATGGACTAAAAAGAAACCATTGGATGAGTATTGGGTAATAGAAAAGGTGGAAGAAAATGATTGATTATTTATATTTGGGACCAACGCCTTCTGATGAAGATTGTGCTCAAGTTGGGAATGATAATTTTCGTGAACAATGTAATAAAGAAATGGAAATGTACATTGATCAGCTTAAAAGGTTGTTTCCAGAAGTAGCAAGGTATAAAGGAATGCGATTTAAAAAGAATTGGCAACAACATGATTTTGGTTCTTATGGTGAAGTTGTCATTACATATAATGATGAAGATGAAGAAGAAAGCACTTTAGCATTAAGAATCGAATGGAATCTTCCTAAAAAATGGGATGAAGTAGCGATTAAACAAAAAACAAACACAATAGGAGAAAGACAATGAAAACATTAGATAATGAGCAATTTGAAAGTATTATTGAAAAAATTAATAATCAGGTAAATTATGAATTTGATTCAAAATTTGCTGTAGTTTACGGTGTCACTATTGACAACGATCTCTCTATTACTATGGAGAAAATTGATGCTAATGGTGATGTTTATGATCTGATTGACATAGATAATACAACTTTGATGGATCAAGTTAATAATTATGATTTGATTACACTTGCTACTTGTGGTTGGGCAGCACCTATTACTTCAGATGATGATGAAGATAATGATACTGCTCCATCTCAACATCCTCAAAAGCGTAGGGTTAGACTTGTAACTTCTGCTAATATTTTTGGTCAAGCTGGTAGTTCAATTTTGTTTAAAGATGATCTTGAAAATCCAGTTCATGATTATGGTAGTGCTAAGGGCTCTCTTGCTGATGCCATTACTCATCTTCTTAGCGTTGCTAAAAGCAAAAAATAAACACAATTAAATATAGATTATGGGGCTACTGGGTATTCAGTAGCCCCATTTCTATATCTCAAGAAAGGTATCGATTATGAATTATGTTGAAAAGATAGAAAAATATGCCAAGATGGCAACAACTAAACCTGAAGACTTTGGTTATTGGGGAAATGAGGATATGTTTGACACTTGGGGTTTTACTAATATTGATCAGAATAGAGATTCTGATCCATTAGAAAAAGCAAACTTCAAATATATTACTGAGGAGTTGATGGGTCTTTTCCCTGAAGATTATAGAATTGAAACTTATAATCATTGGCTTGTAGGCTCGGTTGATAGATTAACTTGTCGTGTCTATGAAGAAGATAGAAAAACTATTGCATTGCCATTTGTTTTCGCAATGGATTGGTTAGACAAATTAGATGACTATCCAGTTGCTGATGAAGATACATATCAAGAAATGCTAGGTAATGACAGTATTGAAAGTATTGAGTTCTGGGAAAGTATAAATCCCGGCTATATAGATTCTGATAAGAATACGGGTTGGGCTGAGGAAGTTCTTCATGAATTAGAAGTGAATATGGATATAGATGTTAATGGCTCAGGGTTTAATGATATCGATATTCTTATGGCAATTTATAATTTACAATTATGGAGTGCTCAGGGTTATGAGAAATGGTTTGAATTCTGCGATCAAAACAATTTGGAAAGACCGCAGTTTTTAATAAATGAAATATCTAAGTATGATAAAACTCAATCAGAATTGGAGTTTAAATGATAGTAACAGTAACAAATATTAATTCGTCAATGCTTGAAGAAATTACTTATGAAAGAGAAAGTGATTCATTGTATGGCGAATTGTCTGTTTTATTTAAAACAGGTAATACATATTACTATGAACAAGTATATGTTGATGATTTTAGTAAACTAATAAATTCTACAGGAATAACAGTTGGTAAACAGTTTAAAGCAATAATTGAACAAAAATATATGTACTATAACAAATCATACAAAGGAGAACACTAATGCCAAATCATTGTAATAACACGCTAGGAATAACTGGATTAACAAAAGATGTTGAATCTTTTCTTAATTTAGTAAAAGTTAAAATTAAATCTTTTGATGATGATGATTTTGAAATATTTAATGGTTTAATGCCAATGCCAAAAGAATTGGATGGAACAAAGAAAAATTATGAACCTGAATCTAAGAATGAAGATCTAATTGAAAAGTATGGTTTTGATAATTGGTATGATTGGTGCAATTTTAATTGGGGAACTAAATGGGGTGATTACGAAACTCAATCTGATGGTATAGATCATATTTCAGAATATAAATATCCTGTACTAGAAGATGGTAGCAAGGATTATGAAAATTCATTTAAGGAATTGACTGGCGAATCATTATTGCATTTTAGTTATGATACTGCTTGGAGTCCGGGTGCTGAAGAATTGGCAAATGCTATTTGTAAGCAATTCCCTACTCTAAGAGGCTTTATATCATATGAAGAACCAGGAATGTGTTTTGCTGGTAATTTGGTTTTTCAAAATGGAAAGATTATTAGTAATGATAGTTGGGAATCGCATTATTTATTGCGTGATGTAAATGATGTCACTTTTAGTGAAGGAGATGAATGATATGGGTCTAGACAATATACCTAAAAGATATCCATGTATTGATGTTGCAGTTAAAGATCAAGATGGTCGTATTGATTGTAATGAAACACAAGCTTGTGGTAAATGTACATGGGAAAATGAAAGTAAGTCTAATCCAATGCTGGTTGGAATTAATCCGGTATTGGGTATGTTCGGGACTTCTTGTTGGTATAGAGGTAAATATGGCAATTATCTTTTGAGATTGCTTGAAGGAATTGATGGTGCTGATTATACATCAGATACTAAATATAGTTTCTACGGGGGTAACTTTCCTGATGGAGAAGAAGGTATTAGTCCAGATGAATGTTTAGAAATGTCTAAATATATGAAAGACAATACGGAAAAGTTTGCCTATCAAGCTAGACAAGTGCATCCAGATGAAGAAAGAGAGTACATTAGTGACTGGATTTACGCATCTTGGTGGTTAGAATTTGCAGGTAAACATTGTAATGGTTCAGCGATTTGGTATTAACAAACAACAAGGAGAGATATGTTTAACGAAGATGATTTTAAAAATCTAGAAGATTCAATGGAAGGAATGCCTGACGGTTTGGTTGACGCAAGTGACTATACCGAAGATATGGAATTGATTACTGACATCCTATCCAAAATAGATTACGATAATATGATGTCTAGGATGGAAGCCATGATGTATATTATTAACAATGTATATGATGAAGAGAATAATGTAAGTATTGACCGAGTTTCTGGAACGATTATTGCATTGTGTTTTCATATAGTTAATATTGTTAATAGCCTAGAAGAGGAGAGTCGTGAAGATTATTTCAATTT